GCCGGGATACGGCTTCGAGCTGTCGGCCGGCTCGTCGGCCGGCGCTGGGGTCGAGCTGAGCGGGAACGATGCCATGACGCCGGGAATCCAGTCGGTCGAGTCGGCGTGCTCTGGGTCGAGCTCGATGTGAATCCAATCGCCGCCGGGGGCGCCTTTCACGGTTCCACGGTTCCAGTTCTTCCAGGCGTTCCGTGAACATTTCCAGCCTCGCCCGCCGGGGGCCGGCTCGTAGTCGGCGAGGAACTCTAGGCCGATCTCGTCGGCGTGTTCGATCATCCACTCGATGACGCGCTCCAGGTCGGCTCGGGAGCATCCGGGGCGCTTGCCGTACTTGCGGCGGGATATGTCGGCGGCTCGGCCGGTGGCGTGAACCGAGAGGGCGTTCTTCCCTCTCATGTTGCGAATCCCCCAGGTGCCGTTATTCCAGAGCTGTCCGCCTGACTGGTTCTGGATGGCGGCGACGAAACCTTCGAGGCCTGGGCGTTTCCCTTTCGAGGCGCCGTCGGTGGTGCCGGTGTACGGTCTGCTCATTGCTTGCCGCCTTTCTGGATTGCCTGGTCGAGCTCTTCGTCGGTGATCGTTCCGGTGTCCCGGAGCGAGACGGCGAGTTGTTGGATGACGCCGAGAACGGCGACGCCGCCGGCCATAGCGCAGGCGTGGAGAGCTGAGACGTCGAGCATGGCGCCGACGCCGACGTTCGGGATCGCCGAGGCGATGAAGACGGCGATGAGTCGGGAAATGATCTGGGTTGGTGATGGCATGGTTACTCCTGTACGAAGAAGAGAAGAATCGCGCAGAGGGCTGAGAGGGCGAGAAGTAGGAAGGCGTTACGCATCGTCGCTTACGCTGGTCGGTAGAAATCTTCGATTAGCAGTCTGTCGCCGGTCGTCCATGTGAACGGCACGTTAGTGTTGCTGCTTGCTTGTGAGACGAAGGTGCCGACGACGTTGTAGACGATTAGTCGCGCTCTGCTGGTCGTGCTCCGGAACAATGAGCCGAAGAAATCGCCGGAGGTGTCATCGTCCTCATAGAAGACGGAGCCGCCGATGGATCCGAGATAGCTCCCATCCGCCTGAATCGGGTAATCAACGTAGACGATGCCACTAATACTGGTCGTGGAACCGAAGATGAGTTCGAGACGCCAAAATACTAGTTCGTTCACCTGACAATATTCTGCGGTTAGTGTGCCGTTACCAACCGTCAGGCTCGTAAATGACGGTGTGAACGACGTCCACTTACCGATCTCGGTTCCACCGATGCGGATGTCGCCTGTGGCGTTTATGTCGCCTGTGACGTCGAGAGCGTAGGAGGGGCTGGCGTCGTTGATTCCGACTCGGTTGTTGGCGCTGTTGACTTTGAGAACTCCGGTATCGAAATCGGCGTCGATTGCGTCGGCAAGATTCTCAATAGCTGTCGCTCCATCGGCGACGAAATCGGAGCTTTCCGGATAAGGCCATGAGTTGTTCGATGTGGTTCCCATAGGTGCTCCTAGAGCTCGACGAGTCGAGAGTCAGTCCATGTCAGGTTAGTCGGTACGAGCGCCCAGGTCCGGGTAGGTGATACCTGTTCCCATTTCTGGGCGCCACGGGAATAGCCGGCGGTCGAGACGTAGAGGCGGGCGTTGATGTTGTGCCGGCCGAGTGTGAACGTGATCCCCTCGACGAAGAATCGGGTCGGGGCGCCAGTGAAGATGGCGGGGATCTCGATGAAGGCGTCGGGGTTGAGCTCGTCGAGGACGGCGAAGAGGCGGGCGTCGGTCATGGGGCCGAGGAGAATGTCGAGCTCTTCGATCACCCAGCCGTTGACGTAGTAGCGGTCAAGCTTGTCGTTAGCGAGGAGCTCGGCGTCGGCTTCGTATCGGATGCGGGTGTAGATCTCCAGCTCGTTCAGCCCGTAGGCGTCGATCGAATCGGTGAAGTCTTCGACCCAGTAGCCGTCGGGGAAGTCGCTCACGTTTTCGGTGCCGAAGACTGTGACACGGTTCACGAGCTGATCCTGGTGTCGCTCGAAGCGCCAGAGGTCGACGATCTCGTCTCCGGTGAATGTGATATCGGGGGCGAGCTGGGAGCGGTTCGATACGTTCCGGTTGATGATGTGGGGGCCGGTAGTGTACCCGACGACGGTCGGTCCCCAGGGCATCGACTGGGTAAGGTATCCGCCGATCTCAGACGAGGCGACCTCTCTCATCACTCCGAGGAGGCTTTCGGCGTCGAACGTCTCGACCCGGACATCGGTCGATCCGATCGTCGTCCCGAGCCTCGGATCCTGGGAACCGAGGGCGTACAGCGTCGAGAGGGCGTTCGCTACGGTGTCGGTGATCTGTGTCCCGAGGGTGACGGTCTGCCGGCCGATCTCGGCGAGCGGACGGGTGACGGCGATAATCGACAGGATCGTGTCGGTGACGACGACGTCGGTGATGCCACCATCGAAGAGGCAGATAGGGGTCGTCGGGTAGGCGTCGATCTGGAGCCATACCTGGACTCGGCGGCCGATCACGAAGCCGTCGAGGTCGGGGGCGCCCGAGGCGTCCCAGATGAATCCGAGCGTGGCGTTCGAGGGTGGGACGTCTTCGCCGATCGACCGGCGGCCGTGGTTCACGATGATCTCGTTGAGAGTCCAGTCGGTGACAGCGGTCCCGTTAGCGATCGAGCCGTCCGTCGAGTCGACTACCGTGAGAAGGTTCCAGCTCATACCACCGAGAGCCGGCCGAGTCGGCGCTGGTCTTGTTCGAGGATCTGGCGGATCTGGCGGGCGGTGGACACGGGGTCGACGGCGCCGTTCACGGTGACGTTGTAGGTGTCGCCGCCCATCTTGCCGAGTCGTGAGAGCGGGATGACTGCCTCTGATTCGCCGCCTTCGCCGATCATGGCGAACGTCGGACGGGTAACGATGCCGCCCTTAGCGAGACGGAGGAAGCCGCCACCGCCTCCTCCTGTGCTGGGGGCGGTCGGTGTCGGTATTGGCGGGCTGTCGGGGGCGTCGCCGCCGCCGAACAGCCAGTCGAAGAGGCTTTCGAGTCCGCCCTGGAGTGTGAACTTCCGAGCCCATTCGGCGAGCAGTCCGATGATGCCGTCATCTCCGCCGGTCAGGCCTGACACCAGGTCGGAGGCCAGGCGCTTGCCAGCTGTGGTGAACGCTCCGGCGAAAGCGTCGACGACGGCGTTGTACATTCCGAGGGCGTAGTCGACGAGGCCGGTTCCGAGCTCCTCGACGAGCGCCGTTCCGAACTTCTCGACAGCTTCGCCGGCTTTCGAGCTGGTCTCGTCGTCGAAATCGGTTGAGGTCACCCAGTCCCAGATGGCGTCGACGAGCGAGCTCGCCTTCTGTGACAGGATGGGGCCAGCGTCTTCGGAGAACCAGGTTCCGACGGAGCTGAGCCAGTTTCCGAGCGCCTTGATTGTGTCGGTGGCGTCGGTGGCGACCCAGTCGGCGAGAGCTCCGACGAGCTCGGTGGCGTCCTCTTTGAGCTGAGGGTAGGCGTCGTCGACGAACCAGGTTCCGAGAGCGGCTAGCCATTCTCCGAGCTTCTCAATCGCGTCGAGGCCGTCGGTCTGTACCCATCCCCAGAGGGCGCCGGCCCAGTCTGCGGCCTTCCCGGTCAGGTAGGGGAGGGCATCGTTGACGAACCATCCGCCGACCGAGGCGAGCCATTCGCCGAGCTTCTCGATCGCATCGAGCCCGTCGGTCTTGATCCACTCCCACAGGGCGTCAGCCCAGACGGGGACCTTGTCGACGAGGTAGGGGTAGGCGGTGTCGGTGATCCAGGTACCGAGAGCACTCAGCCATTCCCCGAGCCGGTCGATGGCGTCGCCGGCGTTCTCCTGGATCCAGCCGACGAGTGAGCCGGCGAGGTCAAGCGCCCATTCGCCGATCTTCGGGCCGTTCTCCCGGAGCCATTCCCAGAGGCGGCGGAGGACGCCGAGGAGGCCTTCCTCGGAGAAGGTGTCGGCCCACGACTCGATAGCGGGGATCACCTTATCGAGCACGAAGCCGGAGAAGCTGAGGGCGATCGGGAGGAGGGCGGTCCCGATCTGGGCGGTGACGTTGGCGAGGCGGGCTCGGAGGATTCGGGAGCTGTTAGCGAGCCCGTCGGAGGTCCTGGCGAAGTCGCCCTGGGCGTCTGCCGTCTGTTTGTAGATGGCGGCCTCGGCGGCGAGGATCTTCTGCTGTTGAGTGAGCGGCCCGTTCCCGCTGTAGATCCCGAGGGCGAGCGCCTCGGCTTTCAGCGTGGCATCGTCGAGGAGTACTCCATAACGGCGAAGGGGTTCGGATTCTCCTCTGAGCGCCGCCCCGATGGCTTCGATGACTTCTTCGGGCGAGCTGTTTCGGAAGCTTGCTAGGTCCGACGCTAAGCCGAGGAAATCGTTCGTGAAGTCCGAGAGCTCGTCGCCTGCGAGTCCAGCGGCCTTGCCGTAGGTGCCGAAGACGAGGGCGCCGTCGAGGGCTTCCTGCTTCGAGATGCCTAACGCTGTCGCAGCGTCATCGGCGAAGGCAAGAACAGAGTCAGCGGCGTCGCCGAAGATCTGCCTAGTGGCTGAGATTGCTTCGTCGAGGTCGGAGGCGGCGCTGATCGCTTTCACGGCGCCGGCGGAGAGGGCGACTCCGATTCCGGCGGCGGCGGTCGCGAGGTTCTTCAGCTGGGCGCCGACGGTTCGGCCGAACCGGGAGAAGGCTCCCTCGGCTTGGCGTAGTCCTTTGTTGTCGAACGTCGAAACGATCGGGGCGATGATCGCCATCGGTCACCTCCTCTCTAGCTGTCTGTTTACGATCTTCTCATATCGGCGGAAGCTGTCGCGGATGCCTCGCTCGATGTCCGGGGTGTGTTTCTCGACCATCGGCCAGATGAACCGGTCCGCCTGGGCTCCCTGGTTTAGTTTCCTGACCATCGCCTTTCCGGAATCGGTGTGGCCTTTCCTGGCTGTGGAGGCGATGATGAGGGCGAGATGCTTCGAGCGGACCCGGAGGACCGGCCAGACGTCGCCAGGGCGGACCGTGAACGTCCTCCCGGTCGCTGTCGTGAACGTCCCGGACCGGGGCGGCCGGCCTCGAAACTGGAGTGTCGTCTTGTAGCGGGCCGAGCTGTACCGGTAACCGGTCCGGCCTCGCCTCGACCATCCTGACAGCATCTGGCGGGGCATACCGGCCTTGATGTCGGCGAGCATTGGCTGGGCATAGCTCTTGATCTCGTTAGGGACTCGACGGCGGAGCTCGGGGTCGACCTGGCGTAGAGCTCGAAGTGTCGAGTCCACGTTCTGGATAGGTCGTCGTCCGAAACCGATCATCGGTTCGCCTCTCTTGCTCGCTGTTGTAGGACCTCGACGATTGTTGACAGCATCGCCGAGTCTTCTAGGAGCTCGCCGGGACCGATCCCGGTAGTGGCGGCGACCTCGGCGACTAGCCGGCCGAGGGAGCCGCTGACGTAGGGTCCGGGGACTCGTCGCTCACTTCCGAAACGTCGACCACTTTCGTGAGCCAGTCGTCGAACTGGGCGGGGACTGGCATCCCTGCCGCCCGTGTCGCCTCATATGCCAGGGCGAAGATGTCCTCGGCGCCGACTCCTCCGGAGGCGAGCGACCCGATGCTCTTCTTCTGGCGGCGTTCCCAGCGGACGATCGCTAACGGTTTAGCGGTCACCTGGTACGTCTCGGTTTCGGTTGTGACTGAGAGCTTGAGTTCCACGGCGAGCTCCTACGGTCAGGCCTTCGTTACGTCGCCGGAAACCTCGAACGTGAAGCTCACTTCGAGGGCGCCGTCGGCGGGTCCGCCTGCGGTCGGGTAGGTCGGGATGATGTCGCCGGTGAGGGTGCCGGCGCCGGGGAGGCCGAGCTCGAACGGGACGGCGGTCCCGGTGACTGCGGCGGTCCACATCGCGTCGCAGAATGAGCCGACGGTTCCCCAGTCCTGGTAGGCCCGGAGCTGGAGCTGGAACGTGACGGGCTGAGCGACTGCCGTGGTGTCGGTGAGGGTGATGTACTGGTCCACGGTCTGATTCGGGACCAGGCTGACCTCTGCCACCTGGGCGGAGTAGGCGACTGAGTCGATCTCGACGGTGAGTGACCGTCCGGTTTGGATGGTTGCCATGATTAGGCCTCTCTTCGGTATGTGATGGTTGCGGTGATCTGGTAGCTCGGGAGCTCCTGGTTCCCGGAACTGTAGACGCCGGGGTTAGCGGTCATCTGTGACGCTGTCGCCAGGTTCTCGAAGATGTTGTCGAGAGCGGCGAGCGTCGCTTTCAGAGCTCGCCAGTCGCCCGGAGGGGCGGCGACGAGCTGGATCGGGTAGTCGGCCTCGACGATGTGAGGCGAAAGGCTCCGGTAGGTCGGCGGGTCGATGAGGACGCCGGGGGGCCGGAGCTGAGTGACATCGGTGAACACTCGAAGGCCGAGACCTTCGATCGCCGAGACGAGGTTCTCGTATTCGGTGACGAGCATCAGCCGATCCTCGCCCGACCGATTCCGAGGAGCCTCATTATCTGGCCCATCGAACCGATCGGTCCGGTCGTCGGCATCGCCTCGAAGCTCTGGAAGCTGTCGACCGAACCCTTCTCCCGGAACAGGGCGCCGGCGTAGAGGACGGTTCCCTGTTTGGCGGCGGAGCCTGGGGCGACGGTCGGGCTGTCGGTGTAGCCGGCCGCTTCCCGTCGGTGAAAGGCCCAGTCGTTAGCGGCGTCGGTACAGAGCTCCAGATAGTCGGCGTCGTCGGTGCCGGCCTCGACCTGGCCGACGAACAGCTCGACGTCTTCGGTCGTGATCCATGTCACCTGGGCGACGAGGACCGCGTTCGCCGGGGCGAACTCTTCGACGTCGTCTTGATTGTTGACGGTGTAGGTGACCTTGTCGGTGCCGAGGTCGACGCTGACGAGGTTGTGGTGACCGTCGATCTTCGAGTAGCCGGTCCCGTAGATGTGAACGTGCTCCCCTGCCGCTAGTCCGGTGGCGTCGTCGAGCGTGAGGGTGACGACGTCATCGGTACAGGAGAGGAGAGTGATCGTTGCCATAGCGACAGGGGAGACGTTCTCAGGGGATCAGAGGTAGTAGTTCCAGTTGGCGTCGACGAAAGCGGCGGCGAAATAGCCTCGCCATGCGACACGGGTGGACAGCGTGGCGGGCTGTTCGACGCGGATGGCGCCCTTAGCCTGCTCAAACAGTCGCATCGAGTCGGGGTGGCCGACGATGGCCTTGCCGGCGGCGAAACCGGTCGACACGACGAGCTCCAGGCCGGCCGGGGTGCCGGAGAAGCCGGAAGCCTCCAGG